ATGTATATTGTAAAAGGTTTCAAGAAAAATAGCGGCGTTATCAAGGCTACGGGCAAAAAATGGGAAAATTTTTCGTTGTTCTGCCTAAAGGAAAGCAAGGACGATAGCGTAACAGGTTATGAAGTCCATACCGCTAAAGTTTCGCCGTCTATCCTGCAAGAGGTTTTTCCAAACTCTGCGGCTATGATAGATAGCAAAATAAATATAAACTATGGCGTTCGTACTTTCGGCGGTGTTGAAAAACTCGTTGTTGAAAGTATAGACATAATCAAGTAAGAAAGGAGATTAAAGAATATGCCTATTACAGTTCTCACAGGTGAAACAACCGCTATTACTTCGGGTGTAACAACTATTACTGACCTTGTGTCTCAGGTCTGGACTATTATGACAGGCAATCCGCTTGTTATGGTCTTTGTAGGTGCATCGCTCCTCGGCGTTGCAATCGGCGTTATCCGTAAGCTTACAAAGGGCAAGGCTTAATTTCGTGTACAACCGCTTGGGGGCGGAGCTTCTGCTCCGTCCTCTATTTTTTATCGATAGGAGAAAACAAAATGAAAAATGTTGATACAGTATCTAAAAATGACCTGTCAAGTGTTCCGTGGTACATGAATAGAAAACTATTTCATATAATTAACTTTATGCTTTGTATGCTTGATACTTGGCTTTTCATTGCCCCCTTTATAGTTTTTCATGTAATTACTTTTAATAGTATAATTTCATATCCCTTTACTACACCTAAACAAACTGCTTTATTTGGATTTACTTTGTCTTTTCTTTTGGAGTTTATTATACATCATCTTATTTTTTCTGTTTGTCATCTTGTTGATTATTTTAGAAAGGAGAAAAAAATATGAAAACAAAACTTCGGCGGCTTTTGTCAATCTTCTCTGCTATGGTGCTTATGGTCTGCTGTGCCGTCCCTGCGTTTGCTGATGATGTTAGCGGTGGTGGTTCGTCTAGTAACGTTATTCGTGTGAAACGATTTTCACAAATGATTGATTATGCAAAAAATAACAATATTGATATTGAAAATTCTCATTATATTATGACATATTCTGAGGATAGTTCACAGTATTATTGGTGGTATTACATTTTCTTTATTCCTGATGATATTTTGGTTAATGATACATTAATTCTTACACATGGTCGCTATTCATCATCTTTTACTAATTCTTTTATTAAGGCTCGTGTTTCTGACTATGGTAACTCTGACATAGATGATTTAGAATATTGTGCTAATGTTGATGTATCTTCTTTTTCTTTATTTGTTGATGATGATGAACAATCACATTCTTATCCTAATCACATCTTTAAATCTAATATTAAAATAACTAACAACGGCGATGATATAACACCTTCTGATCCTTCCGCCCCACCAGTTCCCTTTACTGTCGATTATTCCCCTGCTCTCTCTGAGGGCATGAGTCGTAAGGGTACACTTGTTGCTCCGGGTGCAAGTAATGACGGACAGGAAATTGAAAGCAATGGTCTTAACGTCCGTGTCACACTAACGGACGAATTTTTAAAACTCCGTGACAGCTATGATGAACTTAAAGATTATACATATGAATTTGTATGTTATATTACTACTTCCCCGCCTGAAAAGTCGTCTTATGAAGAAAGCGTTAAAAACGCTGTTTATACTTCTTTGGACTATGGCAAATATATGTATACTACAAGCGGCGTTGTTGATGATGTTACGGACGACAATAAAGAGCCTGCAGAATGGATAAAGGCAGAGGGCATAAATGCAGGTTACATTATTGGTAAGGGTGGCTCTGTCAAGAATGTTACTATCAATCTTGAAAATCTTGATAGTTCACAGTTCACAGCCGATACAAAGCTTTATATCGTGGTATATGGTCGCTTGACCTCTCTTTCAGTTCCTACTCCTGATTACTTTGACCTTGATAATCAAGGTTATTTGTGCAATCAAGGTTCTTTGAATACAAAGCAGATTGTAACAGTAAATGCTGACCCCGAAACAGGCGAGGGAACAGACGTTGTAATGCCTGATTACTATTGTGTAACGTCAACGGCATTTAATTATAAAGATTATCCTGAATATAAGCCGAAAATCTTCAAGAATGGTGCTGAAATGGATACAAACAAGCCGTTTACTGATTATCTTGATAAGAAGTTGACCCCTGATTATATGTATGATTATGATATGGATAAAAACGGAGAAAGCGGTCTTGCTCCTGACGATTTCAAGAAATATGAGGAACAAAAAAAGCTTGATGAGAATTTCGGTTCTTTCGATTTCGGACTTGACAGCATTAAATCAGTGTTTGACGGCTCGTCCGATTTTTTCAAATTCTTAACCGCAAGTATAGGTATCTTGCCCACAACGTTTTTAACTATTCTGATTTCGTTTTTCGTTATCATGTTAGCAATATGCGTTGTTAAATGGGTCTTGAAATAGGGGGTTCAAAATGGATTGGTTTTCACTTATGAAGTCGCTGTTTGTATCAATACAACACTTGATGTGCTTGCGTATTCGTTTCGGTGAATTTAGTTTTACAGTAGGTGCAATGATTATAGGATTGTTTGTTATATCCTGCTCCGTTGCCCTGTTACGTTATCTTTTCCACAATACATAAGGAGTTGTTAAAATGGTTGCAATATTAAAATTATTCGTCCTGTCACTGATAGTAATTCTTGCTATCAGTGCAGTTCTTGGCTTGGTGGCGTTCTTTATGGACTTGCACGCCTTTAAATCTGATAAAGACTTGTCGCTCCCTCGTAAACGGCTTATTGAAGCATTATTTGAGGAACAAGAGTTAAAAAAGCAATCGACTGAACAGCCACAGAACACGCCACAGATTGACAAGCAAGAGCCTGAGAAAGTGAGGTGGTAAATGTGTTATATGATGTTCAAAATGCCTGTTATCAGTTGCTAAAGCTTCTTGGCTGTGATCTCGCCGCTATTGACGTTATTAAAACTTGGAAACAATTCGGTGTGCTGTGCATTGAATTTGTGTTCGCCTGCCTTATGCTTTTCCTGCTTTGGAAAATGCTTTACAATGCTATGATCCGTTTTTTTAACCCTCGGAGGTGGTAATAATGGTTTTATTCGATTACTTTGTACGCCTGCCGTCTTTGGCGGCGTATGTAGCTTATGACAAGGCTACAGCTTTATATTTTAATTGGTCGCAAATATTCAACGGTTGGGGTATACACTTATTTGTTGGCAAATTCGGAGCCGGAAAAACTTCTCTTATGGTCGCCGAAGCTTATGAACTCTGTCGCAAATATCCGCAGTTGCATATTTTGACAAATATTAATATCAAAAACTTCCCCGACTATACTGAAATACTCCCCTTGAACACTGCACAAGATATCCTCAACGCTCCTAAAAACACGCTTGTACTTATTGATGAAATAGGTACTATATTCAATAGCCGTGACTTCTCGGGCGGTAAATGTGCCGTTCCTAAACCTCTGTTTCAGCACCTTTGCCAATGCCGTAAACGGCGTATGATGATATATGCAACAGTGCAACGTTTCAACTTGCTTGATAAACAAATAAGGGACATCACCGCAGACGTGACCGCTTGCCATACGCATTTCAAGCACCCATTCTGCCGTATACAGACAGGTTATACATATGACATTGAGGAATACGAACTTTATTCGGAAAATAAGGCTTATACACCTGCACAGATGTATAATAGAACGTATCTACAGACAAATAAACGCCGTCAACTCTACGATACATCACAGCTTGTCACGAATATGTTACAAAAAGAGTATTTGTCCGATGAAGAAATAATCTCCAATCGTGAGGGCATAGAGCCTAATACACAGCCACTTGACCGAAAGCAAAAGAAATCTATTCGTAAGCGGAAAAATGCTTGGTAAATGAAACAACTCGCAGTGGTTGCCGTGAGGCTCACTGCGAGTTGTTGTTGTCTTTGTTGTTAATCATCAGCAGATTGCTATTAACTGTGTTCTGCTGTATCTGTCTTAATAATTCCGTTTGTTTCTCTTCTTCTCGTCTTATCGCTTTGCTGTTGCCTGCTGTTTCAAATATGGCACATATCAACAGTATCACAATGACTATTTTCACGATAAGTATAACAACGCCCATTGACGTCATAGCGTCTAACGCCGTGAATATTTCTTCCATACTCTCACCCCTCGTCTGTATGTGTCTTTATAATAATGTGGCTGTCCTCTGCTGATTTTATCTCCTGTCTGACAGCATATTTCAAATATCCTGCCTTTGACATTCCTAGTTCTTTTGCTCTGTCCTCTATCATTCTGTTAAACCCTTTAGGTGCTTTAAATTGCACTTTCTCTGTGTTTTCCTTATCCCATTTATCACGGGCTTTTCTTTGTGCTTCTGATACTGCCATTAAATCACCACCTTGCTATTATTATACATCATAATTTAGTAAATGTCAACAATTATTTCTACGGTATCCCGTAACAGTTTCTTTACAAATAGTTTACTATATATATGTATATCTCTACGGTATCCCGTAGTATAATATATATAGACAAAGGGAAAGCGGATAACCCACAAACCGCAGAAAGGTTGATATTATGACTATTAAAGATATTTTAAAGATTGCAAGTAATGATGACTGTGTTCAAATATTAATTGAACTTAACCGTTCTTTTGGTAACGATTGTTATAAAACGGAATTTGAATTAAAAAACGAAATTAAAATGCGTAAAAATCTTGCCAATCAGATTAAAGGTCGTTTGGAAAATCAGTAAAGTTCTAGGGGTTGACTGTTTCAGCCCCACCCCATAATTCAAATCTGAAAGGAGTTTTTTTATGAATAATAAATTTTACACGGAGCAAAAGCATAGAGAAACTATGAATTCCGTTGATATGCTCGAAGGTCTTATTAATCGTATGTGCGTTACTGATGATATGGATGAATTACGTCATCTTCTGACTTCTTCAATGTGTAGCTTGTCTGAATTGTATATCGTCAATCGTGAAAAACTCAAAGAGCGTATTTCTCAGAGTGATTTCTGA